AATTCAGGATGATTCCGGTCTAAAATCTGAACCTTAGTACCTTTTCTCATCACTTAACCTTTGCAGTATTTCCGTAACCAGTACGGCACTTACCCTTGAGTAGAACGTCTCCACTCACTGTAACATAGTCCTTGCCAGGATTCAAGATGGCCTTATGGATTGCTCCGTTGCCATCTGTCACCTTGGACATGCAGTCATCAGCCTGCTTGCGTGTAGAACCCTCACCACCAATCCAAATGTCTAGCCAGACTGTAACACCCTTGGGAGCCTTGGTCAAGCTGTGGCATGCACCGTTCTGTGGCTTGGGTCCATCACCACATGTATCCTCAACGATAAAATACTTCTTAACGTTCGGGATATAGAACCTGGTCCCCTTGGGGTAGTCCAAAATATCCTTGCCGTTGACAATACTGTGGCCCACTGCAACCGTCACAGGGTTCTTGTAGGTACCCTGTCCACCAGCCTTCTTATGCAATACAGGATGGCTGATTGTTGCCGAACCAGGTGGAGTGTTATCAAAGTATGAGTACCCTGTAGTATATGCATTCAAAGTCTTTTGGGTAGCACCTTGAGCAGAACCCGCCAAAAATGTTGCAGGAATTACAAGCACCATGGCGAATATAAACATTGTCTTATTGCTCAGCATTCCATTCCTTTCGATTAATGAGATATACTAGCATGCTATATCCACTAATGTCAGGATACCAGTTCTTGTAATTAGGCTCATTACGAACCCGCTCAAAGGTCCAGCCCTTGCCAAATTCATCTTCAGCAAAGTGGTCCAGGTACTCAGCCTCAATCTCATCAAAAAGATTGTCTGCATATTCTCTGGCTTCATCAGACATTTCGAAGACATCACGCGATGGAATAAAACTCATTAAGCCTTCCTTACGTTATTTTGCTTCATGTCGATTGTGCATTCTGGCATTGTCTTTGTCTTATATAGCAAGACTGTGATTCTGTTGCGGGTCTGTGTAATCTCTACCATACCCCGCCTTCCAGAATACTCAATGCCCTTCTTTACAAATTGGGCAACCACAATCTGGTCACCAACTCTTAGAGACATGTGCACATAACAGGAGTCGAACCTGCAACCCCCGAAGGGGACTAGCACCTCAAGCTAGCGCGTATACCATTCCGCCATATGTGCATGACCCTTTCGGGTCCTTTTAGTTTACCACGATTCAGCAGTGTTCGCAATCATCGCTGTGACTGCAAACTTCATTGTTCTTATACTCGTCAAGCTCTTCGATGAAGTCAGGAAGGTCATACATGCTGCCATAACGCCAACGCATTTCTACGCCACAATCACAGCCTACATGTGCTGACATGTCAAACCTATCATCACGAGTATAGCAAGAATAGCAACCACAAGACCATTCGCATTCAACGTTCCGAATGGAAGTTGTCTCGCATTCTACCAGGTGCTTTTCCTTGTCGTAACCTTCACTTACAAAGTTGTTCTTGTAGTCATATCGATTGAAGTATGAAAGCCGTGCCTCACTCTTGAACCTCTTAACCAAGAATTCATTTACCAGTTCGTTGGTTTCCATTTAGTCTCATCCTATCTGATAGTCTCTGGCTTATAATACCAGTACGTGCCCGATTCAAATACGAGTCGTTGAAATCAGATGGAACAAGCCGACGACCAATCCGGCTCTCAACGTGTTCTACACAGAGCATACCAACCGAACCAAGTCCTGTCAAGGACCACGTTGCATCGACAAGCATGTAGTGCTCTCCTATCTTGCCTGTATCAACTCCACAGTCTAGACAGAGGAACTTCTTTCTGCTCTTTGACATTCTATCCTACCTTGACTACATAGATTCTTAGATTAGGTAGTTCTGGATTTAGTTCCTTGACTCGCGCCAAAATTGGTACTAGAGTATTGTGCTGTGTCCAGAATGGCTGATTAGTATACTTTCCAGTATAGCAATTCTTTAGTGCCTCAGCCTCATCACAAGCAATCGAATAGAATTTAAGCATATCTCCTCCAATGCAAAAGCCCCGCCAAATTGGCGGGGCATTGCTATTCTTTTGTTATTATACTGTTGGCTCTTCTGGAGCTGCTGGCTGAGCGATAGAGTTTAGTCTATCAGTCTCAGCGTTAATCTCGTCCGCTGCCTGCTGAGCATTTGCTAGTGCTGCATCTGTTGCTGCCTTAGCATCGGCTAGTGCCTGGTTCTGCTCTACGTCTTCCTGGTCCTCTGCTGCTGCAAGATTAGCTGCTGCCTCTCTTTCTGCTGCCAGAGCATCCTGTGCCTCTCTAACGGCGTCCGTGAGTGGACCAACGAGAGCGTCAACACGAGCTGAAACGCCTGATACCGCGTCGCGTAGCTCCTGAACTTCTGTCTGTAGGTCTGCCATTGTAACCTCCAATCCTCTTTGGCCATCTCGGATTTCCGTCAAAAGGTCGGCAATGAACTTAAATCCCATTTGTTCTAGGAAAGTGTCGCTCATAATTCCTCCCAACTTTGATGGATTGTATACCCATTATAACCAGAGAAAGATTGTATGTCCAACTAGTCAACTAAGACTTTAGTTCACTTCCTCCCACTTCTTCTCAATGAAGTCGAAGTCATCTCGGTTAAGCTGACCCCAGAACTCTCGACCACACTTGAGACACTTGTAGTTGTGAGTAAAGGTGTACTTGTTGTAGAGTGCAAGAGAGTGCTTACGTCCATCAACACCCTTGCACCACTTGCGAGTATTCTTCTTCTTGCGACCACGCTTAATGGTCTCAGACTCAACGAAGTTGCGAGCACTGCGACGGAACTCCTTGGAGCCCTTCCAGTCCTTGAAACCGCGCTCCTTGCCAGTAGCCATTTCAAAGCTCCTTAGTCGAATGATAAGCTTGTGAGGGAGTTTCCGGTCACCCTCACAATTTACAGCACTGGTTCTGTCAGGCGGTGACTTTATACCCTGCCAAATGGGTGCCACTCTTCTTCATTGCCATGAACCTTGTCTTATGGGCGTTTGGCCTGCCCGCTGTAAAGCTTGTTGCCTGCTCCACCTCAATGAACTTTACTCTTGGTGGAATGGGTTCGACCCCACTTGTATCATGCCAGGCTACCCGAGCGCCAGTTCACAGAACCCCGGACCCCTTTCGTTATCTACAAGCAACACTTAGACAGTATCATAGTCACGTGCGAACTGTCTATACCTTGCAACCACCCTTGGCCAGGAAATTTTGCCCAACCCCGTCGTGCATGACCACTCGGGGGATTTACAGCATATGGTTTGAAACAAGGTACTAAGCTTAGCCAGTCTATAGAGCGCCTATTCAGCTATCTCGTACTGGCTAACGTTTATATCCTAGCAGACCCGGCCGAACAATGTCAACGTCGTCTTGCGCGATTCTTTCCAGGCTTAGCACTCTTCTTGTGCCTGCGAGGAAGGGCGAATACGATGAGCCTACCATCTTCGAGCCTCACCTGTCTACCCATGAACACGTACTCTTCTTCCAGTCTACGTAGGTACTCACTGGTACCGTAGATATAGAGGTTCGATACCTTCATAATCTTCCTTATCTTGTGGAGTAGGCGGGAGTCGAACCCGCGTCCTTCACTATCAAGCATATAACCGTTACACAACCATGTCAATCAAACTTGCTGGTCTTGCACATTATCTACACATTTTGTCTAGTCGGTGTTCTGTTCCAAGGTCACCGACAAACCCGGCTACTTACGCAGCGAGAGCAAAGTTAGTGTTTGCATCTATTGTTTTGGTCTGTTTCAGTTCTTTTACCAAAGAACGGTTGCGTTCATATACTATCCTGCAAAGTCGAAACCAAGCTACCCCAGGTCTCAATCGAATGGAGAACTCAATTTCTCAGGGTCATCCATATAATTAAAGGTTTTGTACTCATTTCTCTTTCTGCCAGTAGCGCCCATATGTGCTTCAATAAGAGCCTCTACCATCTTTTTATTCTGAGCAGAGCCAACCCAATTCTTTTTCTTATTGCTGCCGAAGTAGACACCAATCATTTTTCGTGTTTTCATAATGTTGCAAGGTGTGCTCTTACGCCAAAGACACGGTACTATTTGTTTCCCCGTAGGACAATTCCAGTCCCTACCTTTGCGAGGCTACTACAGGTCGCTCTCAGGTTGTCACTCCTTAGATGATGGCTGCTTCTAAGCCAACATTCCTTGCAAGTGTCTCTGACTGGATTCGAACCAGCAGCCTAATCCTTAGGAGGGATTTGTTCATCCGTTGAACTTCAGAGACAAAACACAGAGGGTGTAGGAATCGAACCTACCGGCGGGAGCTACCCTATTTGACCCAATATTTTATAACGCGGGCTCGAACCGCACGCGACCATCACCTAGGCTGGAGTCGAACCAGCATACCACCCAGAACCCTCTGTGTGAGCTTGTCGTAACCTCATCTTAGCATTACGACTTAGTGCTGTCAAGCCTTCTTATAGTCAGGATACCGCACGTTGTCTAGGATTTCTCCATCGTGCTTTCCACCGACAATACGGGCCTTAATAGCAAAAGCGTTCAGGTTTTTCAAGACCTGAGCCTTATTCCCTGAACGCTGTCCACCAACAATCTTTACAATATCTCCGACATTTACTGTAGGCATGTGCCCCCACCAAGAATCGAACTCGGCGCTATGGTTCCGAAGACCATCGTGTTATCCAATACACTATAGAGGCTGGTCCTTCGAGGTGGGCATAGCAACCTGTTACGGTTCCTCCCACGCTTTTTATCCACATCCTATCATCTTTCCACGCCTTTACCATGGTTATTATGCGTGTTCCGAATCAAATCCGCTTCAAATTCTGTCCGAACGGCTCTGGTAGCAGGAATCGAACCTACAGGGGGACGAGTTAACAGCTCGTTGCAACTGCCAATAGTTGCCCTACCAGAATGCCCCAGTTTTACATGTTCATGGGGAACCATGTTGAGTTATTTTTGCGACGGAGGTAACAATCCTCTGGCCATTCTCTAAGGTCTGGGCCTCTGCCCCTAACTTAGATTAGTCGCTAAACATTCCCATTTTAAATATAGGTAGGATACCCTCATTATAACAAAACCGGCTGAGACTGACAAGGTCTTTCACCGGAACCACCAGCAACGCTAGTACGTTGTAGTCTCTGGTGCCAAGGCTTCTACGGGCTATATCCTTGGATAAATCTGCCTACTAGGACAGACCCGCTCCACTTACACAGGTTGAATCTAATTCATTTAGCCTACGGTTTCGAAAAACCCTCAGCTCACCTTCTGTATCCAGGTGGGGGATACATAGCTTGCGGGGAAACCCCGCCGAAATTCACGCAGATTCTACGAATCTGACTGGAATTTCAATCTGCCTTCCGTTCCTCAGCTCAAGTGTCAATCCGCTACTTGTTGGAGCCTTGATAACCTTAGCAGTCTTTTCTTTATGTTCACCAGGCTTAGTAATACGTACCTTCATGCCAATTGAAACATCGTTCATATTCACGAGCCCTTAGTCGGATTCGAACCGACGTGCACAGTTTTGCAGACTGCTTGCTAGCCTCTCGCACATAAGGACTGGGGTGACCAGAGGGTACCGCCCCCTCTTCTCTAGTGTCACAAACTAGAACATTACTTTTATGCTATGGCCACAGTGGATGAGAAAGGAATCGAACCTTCAATGCCGAAGCTACAGGGTTACAGCCTGCTGAGCGCACCACCTGCTCAACTCATCCATTGCCCTTTCGGGCTATACTACTATCTTACTTCATCAAAGCGAAGTAGTCAACTGGTGGATTCTCTCGAAAATACCTTCGAATCTCTTCCTTGCGTTCCTTAGTAACTTGAGGCAAGTTCATCGGGATACCCGCATTTTCTGCACGAGTCTTGAATGCCTCATACTGTTCCGGTGTCATGCTTTACTCTACCACCGTTCTGTCCTTGTTGGCAAGGCGTTCCTTGCGTCGCCTCATTCGTTCCCGTGCGTTTTCTCCAGCGTGCTTCATCCAGATATCCATCATCTCGATAAGCTGTTCCATCGGAATTCCGATTTCTTCAGCAGCACGTTCATCAGTTGAGGAACCTGGACCAGGACGATTCAGGTCTTCATCACTTACTCGTCGGATGTCTTCCATGTCTTGTCTCGCTTCCCTACAGGACCAAACCTACCAGATGCAGTGTGGAACTTCAATGCCTGTTCCGCCTTCTCTTCATCTGTAGAGTCATCCTGAGTTGAGGACGTATCCTTGCTATTCCCGCCAAATCCGAGAAATCCCATTTAATCTTCCTTAATGTTGAAGTATTCCTTAAGAACACTTATTGAGTAGATTACCGAACCAAGGTCGTCACCACGTAGGGTGTATTCTTCATCGCCTTGCGGTCCGTTTTCCAGAATCTCACGATACCACGATGGCTGAAGTCCGTCAAGAGACTCGACAGCTTCAATCGCTTCTTCTCGACTAATCATGTGGCTCCCGCCGGTATCGAACCGGCCTCTCAAGTTCTTCAGACTAGCGCTAATCCATCTCAGCTAGAGAGCCAGAGTGAGCTAAGCTCACTTTGAAGACTTTCCAGTCTTCGGGGTCTTTCCGTTCATCAGAAGTCTACCACGAGCGATACGCTCCTGTACAGTCTCCTTGTGCCCATCTGGGCGGGACATTGGTCCTGGCATTTTTCAACACCTCCTTCTACTTTTTACGGTAGAAGGTTTTTAAGACGTGTCACTTAGGTACAACATAGAACTCCCATTGTGGCTTATGTTTCACAAACTTATGTTCTACTTTAATTTTGTGAGTTTTATCAGTTCCAGAACTCTTCATTATACCCTTGAGTTCTTTGTCGATTTTTGCCTTCTCTTCGTGGGAGTAGGCAATCTTATATGGCGTTGCCATACTTACCTTTCTCTTGAAGAAGTGGTGGCGCAGACCGGATTCGAACCGGTGTCTTAGGGTTATGAGCCCCACGTGGAACCGAACTCCACTACCGCGCAGTAGCCGTACCTAGAATCGAACTAGGAATCATTCCTTATGAGGGAAGCGTGATGCCATTTCACAATACGGCCACAGCGACTTGCGTCGCCTTGTTCTTATATCTTACAACACCCGAAGGTGCTTGTCAACTAAGCAGACCCGCCGCAGTTGCCTCATTGACGTACTTGTCCATGTCGTTAATCATGGCAGCGTTGAACTTATCGTCAGACATCCCCTTGCGGAGACCATCATCCGGAGCCTCAACGTTATCCACAAGACGACCACCAACCATGTTGTCAAGGTCTTCAACAAAAGCCTTGGCACCAGAGTCATTCCCAACCCGCAGAATCTTGATAAAGACAGGATACTGAGAAAGCTCCTGAATGTACTGCTTAACAAGGGCCTGGTTCTGAGGCATTCCGTCCGTCACAATGAATAGAAGGATGGGGTTCTCCTGCCAAGCATCTCCCATGTCCTTAACCATGTCAAGGATGGCCTTGAGAGAGTCAGCAAGGTTGGTTCCACCCCAAGGGGACCAGCCGTTTGTAGCAACGACGTTATTAACGTTCGTCAGGTCAACGTCTCCGTGCCAAACGTGACTGTTAGCAAACCCGCCAAACGGCACCAGGCCATCAGCGTCAACCGAGGCAGACCATGCGAGAACACGGTCAACAATCTCCTGGACCGTACCATCATAGAAGAAAGGGTCCATAGAGTAGGACTCGTCAAGCAGACCAATTACATTCCACACAACCCCGCGAGAAGGACCACTGACATTCTTGTTCAGATTGACAGCAGACTCAACCTTCTTCTCAAACGAAACACCGACCTTCTTGATAAGGTCAACAGGTGCAGCAGCAGTAGAAGGGTCTCGCTTAACGACCTTAACGGTCTTGAGAACTCGCTTGGTGTTGTCGGGAACAAAAGCAGCCTTGCGACGACCGAACATGTTTTCTCCTAAAAGTAAAACCCCGGCCACTGAGTAACCGGGGTGTTTTTATTATTTGATTAACGTGATTCGGGTGGGATTCGAACCCACGTCCAAGGGTTAAGAGCCCTCCGCTCGACCAGACTGAGCTACCGAACCATACGGTTATGTGTACGGATTCTATGACAGTTTGCGCAAACAATCTCACACTTGTCAATTTCTTTCTGTACTGATGGAATATCGTAGCCACTTTGAACCATATTGGCAATCTGATATTCCTTGTCTCCGAGATGGTCAAAATCCATAACGTATGAAGGGTACTTATTCCCACAATCTGTACATGGACTGCTTTCCTTCAATTCCTTGACGAAAACTTTAACTCTCTCAACTACAATTTTCTTTCTAATAGAAACATTAGCAACATGTTTTGCTTTATTTTTCTCGTACCACCGCTTTTGAGCGGCTGCCTTGGCTGCCTTCTTATCGTCCTCCATGTCTTAATCTTACCACAGAGTTTAAGAGAAGGCAACCTCATCCACGTAAGCGCTGGTCCCTAACCCTCGGGCTACTTTCGTAGGATATGATGGGGTTCATATCGTTCCAGCCAAGCTTGTCCATGAGTTGTATCCCTCTCCAGGAACCGCATACAGGACTTGTATGGCTAGGACCATGTGCACTTGGCCTAGGGGGCACTTTGCAAGCAGTGAGTGTTGACCCGTTACATTAGCTTATCATCAGAGATTGACGTTGTCAATCAGCCAGACTACCTGACAGATGATGAATAGAATACCTGCGATAGTCCATACTACCTCATTGCCTCTCATGATTACCTCCTTAGAAGATAAGCATCAGAATAACGATGATTACCAGAATTACTAGTAGTGTGTACAGCATACTGTACACCCCCTTTGTAGGTCAAGTATGACCAGTGGAGATGGTCGGATTCGAACCGACAGCCGTCAGCTTGCAAAGCTGCTGCTCTACCATTGGAGCTACACCCCCAGGAACTCTTCTATCATAGCAAGAGTTCGTACTACTTGTCAAACGTCTTCAATATTAAACTCTGACCGAATCAAGTCTAGGTGTCCTTGACAGACTGGCACAGGAATCTGTACGTCATCTTCAAGCTGTGCGATTACCTCACCTACGGCTTCTTCTGAACAGCCTACACCTTCTTCTGCATCAAGTCCACAATACTGTCTGACCGTAACCCCGGCCTTTTCTAGCTCAGCCAAGTCTATCATGGTCAACCACCTCATAGTCTACCACAGTAAGGCCACAGACGCTACCTTCTCCGAAGCAATCTTTCATGGCCTCTTCTGCGTCTTCCTCACTGTAAGCTTCAACTTCTACTTGAAGCAAGACAGAGAAAATGTGCTTTTCCATACACTCAACAACTTTCCATGTGCTTCCACATTAGCATATTGTGCTTGGCATCCGCAAGAGCGTTGTGCTCACCTTCTGCTTGCTTTGGCAACTCCGGTGAACCACAATACTCCCAATGCTGTCGCAAATCTTTTGTGAACATGGGGAAATTGTGAGGAAGGTCAATCATCTTACCAAAGAGCTGACAGAGAGCAACATGGTCATAATCTGCATACCATGCCCAGAATTCCGGCTTATCGTTGCCAACAAACTTGACAATGTCATCCCTAATTCTGTTACGTGTCTTCACGAATCTTCCAACTGGTCTAATTGTATCATAGGGATGACCGTTGGACTTCTCTACTACGTAATCAATAGAACTCATGACGTTGTTCATTAGCCAACTGTTTTCATGAACCCGCCGATAATCTGCTTCACCAGAAACAGCGTAGTATTCTCTGCCATCTTCACAAATGATTCCAATCGAGATGAGGTCAATTGTGACGCCATCCTCGTGGAATTCTGTATCGAAAAAATATTTCATTCTAGGCAATTCACCCTCCTGGAAGAGGGTCCATATATGGACTTCTCATAAGCCCATAATAGCATTGCTAGCTTTCTTCCTCAACTACGTCTTGCCAAGTAGCCGCATAGAGTGGACACTCAACAGACTCGTCTTCTGGATTAGCACAAAGGAATTTATGAATGACTTCAAATAGCTCATCTTCCTTTTCTGAACCCACTGACTCATAGTATACTGTCATCTTACGTTCAGTCATTGCGTACCCCTGACTGGATTCGAACCAGCATTGTACACTTTAGAAGAGTGCTGAGTTATCCATTACTCTACAGGGGCATGGTGTTAGCGCTTTTTGGAAACCTATCTCCTACTAGTTACTCGGGAGCCGTAGCATAGCCTATCCCTTTTACATTGTATCTTGGTCTGAATCGCTTCATCGTTTATGCTACCCACGGGATTCACTGACTCTAGGCTGACACTCGCTAACGTGCTTCCGGCCGGACTCGAACCGACAATTGAGCGTTCGTAGCACCCTGGTTTATCCATTAGCCTACGGAAGCAGATGGTTCCGTCAACAGCGGGGAGACGGTTTCCTTAACCCCTCATAGATTCTATGTTACTACACAACCCGCCGCATGTCAATCGACGTAGCCACGAGCCTTTGCAGCAATGACCGCACTGGTGAGAGCGCATGCCGTAGCACCATCGCCCCAACCATACTCCTGTGTAGAAACTGTAGAGCCTTCACGAATAGCATCAGCAAGAGTGTAGCCTGTCAGAACAGACATACCAATCTCATTGATGGTGTCCTCAAGCTCCTTGGCCTTTTCATCAATCTTGTTCATTGTTCTCCTTGGTCTTGAATGAGATATCGATATCAAGAGTCTCTAGCCAGTCAGCAATTGCTTCCCTGGTCCACTTAGAAACATCATTCAAGTTAATGATAACATTTCTAAGCGCTGCTGTCTGCCCTGTCACCGGATGCTTTACCATTTCATCAAGTGCTGGTAGCTGCTTTACTCTACGGTCTTCACTACTCTTTGGAGTGAGATGCATACTGGCAGCAGAATTAACATACCCGCCCGGATTATATGCCTGATAACCATTAGGCGCATCATCAATAATGAATTCACTTGTCTGTCCAGCATACTGCCATTCACTCATAGCAATGTGTTTTGATTCAAGTGACATGCTCTTCATTTCTTCTTCATACATAAAATACTTCATGTACGAGAAGTAAGAGCTAAGTTCAGGCTTATTCTTATAAAATTCCTTCAGCAGCATTTGCTTGGAATACTCAAGACATTGATGTTGGTCTGCACTCCAGGCGAATTCATCAATTTCTAGTGCAGCCTTTAGTTTCTGATAATTGACTTCAATTTCCATAACGATTCTAATCTTCTCTTTGTCGATTAGGTGTTCAAGATGGAATTTTGGTTCCTTCAAGTAGTTAGCATTGACCATCTTGCCAATGTAAATTTCATATTCAACTCTATCACTCCAAAGAACTGTGTCAGTAATCTGGGCAATATCTGAAGAAATATCTCTATCTACCTGGAAACCAAGTTTCGTTTCCAGGACAGCAACGGATGCGGAGTAAATATCGCTGTCCTCAATAAGCTTGAGTCCAGCTAGGAGCGTTGAAATAACCACACGCCTGTCATCATTTCCTGCTGTCCTGATGGACACCGTAGCTACCGTATCATCATATCGACTGGTAAGCGACCACTCCTTGTCTAGGGGCAATTGATAACTCGGTGATGCGAAGCTGTCAATTTGAATCTCTTGATAATTCATCTTGCATTCAAGATTTACCTTGGCACCACCTAGGGAACCATTCATATAGTACATTTAGTCTCCTTACAAGCTTGAACCCCGCCTTTTTAGAGCGGGGTTCTTTAGTCAGATTCGACCAGCACTGAAGTCTGCGAGAGCCTTCGGAGCATTTGAATCAAAACCAACGAAGTCCATCATACCACGGTCCGTAGGGTCAGCGATAGTGAAGTCCGTAGACGCCACACCGAGAACCGCAAGACGTGCATCAATTCCGGTCTTCTGACGGTACTGCTTAAGAGCCTGGAAAGGCTTCTGGCTTCCGCCCCACGTCTCGTTATCAGTGATAACGACGAAGGTGTCAACCTGAATTCCCTGTCGGTCAGCATACTTAATTGCAGCAGCCGCATCAGTACCACCGAAGTTGTAACTCTGGACCTTACGCATTGCGTCGGTCAGAGAAGACTTGGCAGTGATACCAAGGTCACGAATATCGGTAGCGAAGCCAACGATATCGCTGTAAGGCTCAGTACGAGCAACCGTCATGGAAACCGCCGCAGAAACCTGAGCACAAGACAGGTCCAGTCCAATAGCGTTCTGAGTCATAGACCCTGAAACATCCGTTGCGACTAGAGTTCGCTTGTTAGCAGGCTCAACAGTCTTGAAAGCAAGGTGGAATCCCTCATTGAGAGCATCCACAATCTTTCCGTTAGACTTCCAATCCTTGTTGCGTCCCGTTGACCAATAGCCCTGATTCCTACGGTCAACCTGACCCTCCTGATGCACAACAACAGCGTTAAGGAAGTTGATTGGGTGAAGACGAGTCTTCCTAATCATTTCCGCATCCGCAAGTCGTGCAGCATAGTCAGCAGCGAAAACCATGTCATCGAACGCACCCATTCGCGCTAGGCGAGTGACGTTACGAACGAGAGCCTGACCACGAAGCTGACCCTGGTAGAAGAGCGTCTTCCAAACCTTCTGCTCCTTGAGGAACTGAGTAGGAATAGCCTCCCATGGCATATACGGGAACTGCTCAAGAGCAGTCAGAACATCCTTAACTGTCTGTGCAGACTTAAGAACATTGAATCCCGCAATGTAATCAGGACCATTAAACGTTGCAACAGCCTCAGACTCCTTACCAAGAATGAAGTCACCGACGTATCGGTCAACACCCTTTGGGTGAGAAAGCCTAAAGAGGTCACGGTGCGTCCAGCCATTCCTCTGACGGTACTTGACTGCCTGGTAAGATAGGTCACTTGCGTCCTTAGACTCATACCATTCAGAAATAGACTGTCGCTTTGCACGACCCCATCCACCAAGAGACTCGATGTAATCACCATACTCGTACAGGTGAGTAGAGGTACGCGCAACCTTCTGCACAGCCGCACGGGCGTAAGCCTTATCCTGACCCTCGCTCATAACCGTAGCCAGAGCGAACAGCGCGGGAGAATTCTTAAGCGCACGACCATTTACAGAGACGTCAACAGCGGTGTCCACAACCAGACGCTCGTTCTTACGAACAAGCTCCTTCAGGAAGGTGACGTTCTCGCCAGTAAGCTTCTGCTCACCAACGTAGTAAGTACCCTTGTCGGTACCAAGAATCAGGAAGCGCTCAAGTCGTGACTTCTCATCGACCTTGAACACAAACCCGCCCGCGTTGTTCTTTACCTCATCAGTTCGACCAGGGGTACGCTCTGTCTGAGGAGTGGCAACCTTAGCCTGCTTCTGAGAAGCAGCATACTTGCCAAGAGAATTCGTCATTTCGAAATTTCCTTTCGTTTCGGCCCATTTTGGGCATTGGATTGCAAGCTTGCCGGAAACCCGGCAGATTTTTCAAGGAATGTAGTTGTCCAGGAAGTTGTAATAATCTTCCATGTCCGTAAACTCAATATCCTTTGGGAACTCCTTATGGATAGCAGCCAAACGCTCAAGACGTTCAAGGTCAAAGTCTGCAACCACGATGCTCTCAAGAGGAGGTACGCCTAGACTAGCACGACCAACCTCGTAAACATAGGGGACAAGGATACGCTCTCCGTCAATCTTAATCCATCTACCATTTGAACGGTACAGCCATCGAACTCGTGGCTTTCCATCCTTGATAGACTCTACCACACCCGCCTTGTAATCGGAACTGTTTCCGAGCCTAGCACCACGATATACGAAGGTGCCAACCTCAATCTTCTGTCCCCAACTATTTCGAATCACTCTTCCACCTGAATGTAGAAACTACCAACGATTCCCTTGTCACGGCGGGCCTTTTCGAAAATAACCTTCTTGTGACCCTTGAGCAAAAGCATCTCAAGGTCTTCTACAATCCGGTAGGTATCGTCATTCTCCATCCGTACAAGGTTAACTGACTGGTCTGCCTTACGCTCGTACATGTTATTCTCCCTTTTTGGAAAAAGCTTAGCCCCTAATTATATTGACGGATGTAGCAGCGTTCATCGGGGTTAACGTGTTGCCATTTACACCACAGTCCCAAGAATGGAACCGCCGGGATTCGAACCCGGAACTCCTTATTAGCAGTAAGATAACCGATAAACATCCGACCCGACATAATTAGGGGCTGAAAGTTTGGGAACGGATATGTGATGATAATCGGTGTTTTCTTCGCATAAGTAGATAACCGAAAATCTTCGACCCGAACGCTTAAGTATTTAGTTAGAAGGCCACTTCTCAAGCAGCCAAGTCTCAAGAGCCTTCTTGCTCTTGAAATTAGTTACATCATCCTTGCCAAGATGGAGTGCATAGTCCGAACGACCTGTCTTCTCAACCAACCCGCGCCACTTACCGTTTACTACGGCATTCAGCGTACCAGGCTTATCGGTCTCTCGCAAGTCGAACTTCTTGACCTTTGCCACTGTAACTCCTTTTGTTGAAAATAAAGCGCGCCATACGGGAATTGAACCCGCCTGTTGTCTTCCTTGACAGGGAAGTGACCATCCCAGCAGTCCCATGGCGCATGGTGTGGTTTTGTGAGGACCACCAACCTCTTACTTTAAGACTATCAGGAACGCCTAGTCGTGTCAAGCCTTCTATTTGTTCTGCGCTGTAGTCGCGCTCTCTTGCTTGCCGCTCGTCGTCTGTCAATCTCAGCCTGAGGAACAGTACCAAGATACATGGGCTTGCGCTGAATGGCAAGCAACATGACCAACTGGTATGTACTCGGACCAACATTCTCTGTCATGTTACTCCTTAAGTTTTAAAGCGGAAGAAGGGGGAGTCGAACCCCCAAGGGCTTTTACACCTCAACTGTTTTCAAGACAGGTTCCGTCGCCAATCGGATTGCTCTTCCATTATTTTATGGATATGGTGCGAGTTCGAATGGGCGGCTACTTTCATAGCGCTCCAGCCCAACAGGTAGGAATCGAACCTAGCCCGCTCAATTTCGGATAAGATAATCGAACATCATCGACCCATAAAGCTTGTGGATATAGGTACGAATATCGTTAATATGACCAGTGCTCTGCCGTTGAGCTACCGACGACAATTAAGTCCTCAGAGGGGAGTCGAACCCCTAACAGCCGGTTCCGGGATAAACAACATTCTACGACCCACAAAGTTGGGGAGGTGGGATTCGAACCCACGACCTATCGCTTATCAGACGATTGCTCTAACCAGACCGAGCTACACCCCAATGTTTTCGGATATGTGGTGGAAGGGAGATTCGGCTATACCCGCCGAAGGGTTGCCCGAAGGCGTCAATTAACCAATTTAATTTGAGTAGATAACCCTATCCAATCGACCCGAAAAGCTTGTCTCATTTCATCTTCTTCATAGTCTTTCTACGCTTGTATCTATCTACAGCAAGTTTCAGACCATCAATGATTGTCTTAAGACGTTGTTTAATCATCGTACACCCCCAACTTTCGGAAGTCAAGCACCCCCGCCAGGAGTCGAACCTGAGCTTATGGTTTTGGAGACCACCGTGCTACCGTAACACTTCGGAGATATGTTGTTGCAAGCTACTCCACAAGGACTCGAACCTCAATTCTCGGCACCAGAAACCGATGTCTTGCCATTAGACGATGGAGTAAAGTTGCCTGATTGTGGTTACGTCGTCACAGGCATTTGACGAGGAACATAATAGCCGGTTCCTTTAGGCGTATTACCATCTTACTACCGACTGGGGTCGGTGTCAAGTCAGTCCCACCAAGAACCGAGGCGTTCAGCAAACTTCTTCATTGCTTCAACAGCCTCCATGTACTTTGGCTCTTGGTCTACCCACTTCAATCTACTATACTCGTCACTTGCATAGAAGGCAAGAGGTTCATAGATTGACTTGCAGAAGGCTTCGAACTCTTCCATGTTGCTAAAGTCACCAGGGTAGCCATGGCCTGTAGAAAAATTCTCTACGGCACTAGCAATAACCCCGGAAATATATGTATCAAAGCACCACCAGTCAAATACAGAATAACCCCGAGACATTCGTTGCTCACGATGAATTTTTAGTTTCTCGGGGTCATCCTTGTATTCCTCAGATGGCCAATCCCATCCAGAAGCCATTACTCTCCAGTTATTATAACAGCTAGCGCAGACTTTCTAGGAACATGACCAATGAAACACATCCAGCAGTGGTCAATGCCACTGTGGCTACAGTCCTTTGGTCGCTTCTGCGTAGCTCTAGGTGAATTCTTGGGTTGTGGTCCAGAATTACAGTCAGGACAGGTTTCTCCTATAAGAAGAATCCTACCATTCATACAAGTATCACATGACATAGGCCGTGGAAGTCTGATTGTCCTATCCTTGCTTGGCCTCTCAGGGAGAGTACCATCAAGGTTAGGAATCAAGTCGCCCTTAGCAGCATTACAAGGTCTGTGAGCCTTTCTCAAGTTTGAAAGGTCATTAACCTCTTCGTATGTCCAGCCTTCAGCAAAACCGATAGACTGTGGGTACCAGTGGTCAATGGTCACCTCAAACAGTGGATTGTTTACATCCTTTGAAAAAGGTCCCTTGCACAAGAAACAGTTTAAACCATCTCTTCGCTCAATCGCAAGGACTAGCTCCTCACGAGTCATTATGTCAGTCATTGTACATTTCCTTTGCATGGCATATTTATCAGGAAGTCGGGATGACAGGAGTTGAACCTGCGACTTCACCGCCCCAAACGGCGCGCTCTACCAAACTGAGCTACATCCCGAAATTAAATCTCCATGTTCCGAACTGTTCTTGGGTCCTGATTCTATGGCAATTTGCGCACCTTACGTCGCACTTGCTAATTTCATCCATAATTCTAGACCAACTGTAGTTCCATAGTTCGGTTACATTGTGACTCTTTGTAAGTTCATCTCTATGGTCAAATTCTAGCACCCTAGGGTCAGAATTCCCACAGTCTACACATGGGTGAGTAGACAGATAATCCCACAAAGACTTTCTGTTTTTGTCAACAGTGTTTGCCTTGTTCTTCTCTTTACGAGCACGGTCACCATTTTGGTAACGGTCATGCTCGTACTTAGCGAAACATTGCCTACACCATACAGAAAAACCATCTGGAGATTTTGTTCTCTTTCGAAACTCTGAAAGTTCCTTTTCTTCGTTACACCTACTACAAGTTTTCATACTTGTAGTATATACGATTCGGAACTATAGTGCAAATCCCAAACCAGTACGGGTGATGGGAATCGAACCCACTCTACTGCATCCCAAATGCAGCGCGCTTCCAGTACACTACACCCATTCGTTTTGCTAGCTTGTGGCCTGACTTTAACAGGCTGTAAGGTCCACACCCCTTATCACAGTCAATCAGCATATCTATACACTGGAAGAACTTCCAGCTTCAACGTGCAATTTCAGTCTACCATACCTCAGAGGTACTGTCCAGTAGGCTTTGTTTGTACATCTAGTTGGTCAAGGTAGTTCTTGTAAGCTCCTGCGATGCCCTCAGCATACCTTCTTGCTTCAGCGGTGTCAAGGACTCTCATTGCCTTGAACAAAGACCCGGCCAAAATACCGATTGCCTTATGTTCAAGTTCATCACCAATGCCAATATCCTCCATGTCACGTGCAAGCTGGTTGAGTGTTTCAACACCAGTCTTTGCAACTTCGAACTTTTCTGATGGAGTAAGTTGTTCCATGTCTAAACCCTAACTGTTGATGACTGTTATGTCAAGAGCTTGTAGAGAGCATGTGTGAATTCGGAGTAGTGCTTCCTTACTGAACCCGGCGGAAGACCATCGTACTTTGCGTACTGTTCTTCCAAGCTTACCAGATTGGCATAGGCAGTTGGGCATACGAAAATATACCCCTCCGAATAGTCAATTCGATAGAGCTTAGCAGGCTTAGGAATATGCTTTCCTACGCACTCACATACTTCATTATTATCTACTAGAGTAATCTTCATCTCTTTGCTAACCAATTATTTAATGTATTTCTAGTTTAACGGGGCGTGAGCCCCGTGTCAACCCTAGATTGTGGAGATTCTGGCAAGAAAATCTTCAAGTTCCTGAGGAATCTTCCTCTTCGGAGGACGAATCACACCAGACTGCTCATACTCTTCAATTCTGTTCCTCTTAACCTCTTGCCTAACAGATTCAAGAGTCTTAACCTCAATTGTCTCATCCAAATTTCTTGGAGTATGAGCAATTGAATTATAAATTGCACCACAAACAGCATCAGAAAGGTCCTTAGAACCCTTCCTAGGGTGGTCAACCTTGTCATTCTTCATAATCCTAAGCTGAAGAAGCTCTTCAATAAGCAATTCAATCCTAGGACCGACAACTCTTTCTTCAGCAACAACCATTGCGAAGTCTTCATAGTGCTTCTTTGCTACAGACAGACGTTCAGACTTCATACCCTTCTCGTTGAGGTACTGCATGGTGTCAGCAGACTCCCAGCGGTCAAACGTAACGAGTCGGATATTGAACCCGCGTCTCCTGAGGCTCAGGATATATTCGCGAATCTCAGTAAAGTCTACGTTCTTGGTCTTGGATGGTGTCCAGAAACGTACCTGGTCCACAACCACAACCGGAGCAGGCTCCGTGAGCTTACCACCAATATTTCGCTGCTCCCACTTTTCTACGTGAGCCAGAGCAACGGCAGCATGGTCGTGTACTCGGGCAAGGTCTACGTGGATGTAGTACCTTTTCTCAGGGTCCGGCAAAAAGTTGGGGCGGAATGTGTTGTCCTCATTAAGCGTAGACTGTGAGTTAAAAGCTGACTCAATCTTGGCACGGTCCTTGAAGAACGCGTCAATGGCGTCCGGTGGCATACATGCGAACCTGGACAGTGCATCGATGGGGTCACTATAGAACGCAACCGTGAAGTCGTCAATATCCCTGGTTGGGTTGACTTCCCAAGTTGGTCTCTTTAGAGCGAATACCCTAGGAATCTTGTAGGAAATGATTTGGTCCTCTTCCCACTCAATAGAGAACTCATTTCCTTCCATTCCATCCTCAAGCTCCGGGTCAAGCTTAAAGGTGTGCTTTCTGATAACTGTTTCCTTTTCAGCGATTACAGCATCGTACCTTTGCTGAATGTAGTCACCACGGAAACGGGGGAATGAAAGCAAGACTAGCTTACCAAAGTCAGGGAATCGGGAGTCAACGGATGCCTTATACATCTTATAAACGGCGTCAGCAGTCTTTGCCTGTTCGTTACCAGATGTGGAGTCAAGAGCAAAACCGGAAATTTCGTCAAGAATAACGTACATAACGTTATAGCCCTCCCAAGCCTCGCGCTCGGAGTGACCTGAATAAACGTTGACGCTCTTGTCGAATGCGAAATGACCAGCCTTAGGCTCGTACTTTCCAATGAACCAAGGAGACCTTTCAATACGGTTCTTGAATCCCTTGAAGAAGACGTTATTAGCCTGCTGGGCATTAATGGCGATGTTCAGAATATCAATGGTGTCACCAGGTGGCTTGCCATAATACTTGGCGGGGTCTTTTAGACACAGCAAAAGATACACAATGTAAGCACACGCAATGGTGGATGTGTAGTCCTTGCCGGAACCCTTTCCAAGCTGGAAGATAACCTCATTACAGGTCTGGGACCATCTCTTTGCACCCTCAATAGGGCCATACAGATTGAAGAGAGTTTCCTTCTTATAAATCTGCGTAGAAGCTTTGATTAGCGTGTATTGGTAATGAGAAAGCGGAGGCAATCCGAGATAGTCTTCTGACTGTACGAATTCCTCAATAGTGACGGGACGCTCCTCAAAATCCTCACCATCAAGGAGATTGAGGAGGTCATTGAAATCTAGTGATGACATTAAACAACATCCCCAGAAACCGTCACAGGCTCAACCTTGCCAGTTACCTTGGCAAGCCTACGAGCTACTTCATATTTGCAGTGGTCACAATCAGCAGTTACTTCCTTAAGAATTGAAATAAGGATAGCCTGCTTCTCTTCCATATCTGCAAGTTCATCACCAATAGCAGCATCATCATACAACCCGGCCTTTTGAAGCATATCAATCTTCTTGGCCTCAATGTCTGCTACATTCTTTAGTACAGAATTCTTTGTCTTGTAATCGAACGCGGCATCAGCCTGCTCAACAGTTTCCCAAAGTCTTTCGGTAATCATTGAGTAATGCTGAATACCTTCTTGCAATGCCTGAGAAGCCTGCTCACGAATATCATCATTACTCCTGGCAATTTCACGCCATTCCGTAATGAGAGCGATTGCGTCAGCACGCTTAACTCCCAGCTCCCTAGCAATTACAGTGGGGCTGGTTGTACCCTTGATATACATCTGGGCAACAGCATTGATTTGCTCGTATCTATCGAGCAGTTCGATTTCTTTAGACATTATTTGTGTCAATCCATTCAATTACTGTCTTACCACCATGACCATGAATCTCTTCTAGGTCTCGGATACTGTCATAAACAGCAGTTGAAGCCTTGGCGGTAAGCCATCTCATCGCACATGTACCATCATCAAATTCTGTACCCTGTGCGACGGTTCCGGTGCCAGAGACACCGGACTCATCTTCGTTCCTAACGAGATTAAAACGTCTCATACCTTCTTTGTTCGCTTGCGCCTTACGCGCCTTGGCTTTACTACACCCTTAACCATTTCCACACGGAATGACCGGAAGGCTGAGCCTACCTCAATTGCATCAATCCATGTAGCACCAGTTACAGTGTTCCTAGCAAAGCAGCGAAACTTAAATTCACCTCTATTGTATTTTACCTTGAATTTCGTACCAGGTACCATCAAGTCACCGTTGAAATCATACTCGAATTCGGCAACAATGTCAGGATGTGTCTTGTACGCGCCCTGCCACCAACTATCTGGATTTGCAGTAGCCTTTGTTCTAGGTGCCATTATACCTTCATACCTCCGCCTGTGCTTGTGGGTGCCCAAACTGCCCCTGGCCTATCGATAGCCCGAACAAGTCGGTTACCGCAGCTCTCGCATCGTTGCGAATCGCGTTCATCAATCTTGGTCAGTCGTTCTTGGTCATCGTCACAGCACTGACACCAGTAAGTGTAAATTGGCATATCTTCCTTTCTAGGTCAATTATATTCTGGTTGACTAAAAAAGTCAAACAGACATATTTGCAACGATTGTAGCGAATTCCTGAATACTCTTGATTCGCTTCCTGTTATCACCAGGGTCTTGATTCCATGGCCTGTCAATCAAGTAACAGTCTACTCCAGCAGCAATCAAAGCGTCGTAGTTCTCCAACTTGTCCTCAACGAATACATCAGTCTCGACACAGGTCTTGTCTGCTGAGAAAGTCAGTGTATCATACTCCACCCCGTATCCGTCAAGCCAGAACTTTGTGACCTCCTGAGAAACCTCTGGAGTGAAACCAAACTGTCGGTCAGTAATGATGTGGACTGTATGACCGAAGCTCCTGATAAAGCTCAGAGCGCTTGGTGCCAGGTCTCTTGGCTGACCCCAACCGAAAACGATACGAGCGTCAACACCATCATTGCAGTGCTTCACGAACTCTTCAGTAGTCATTCCCCAATCATGATAGAAATGCCATTTATCTGGTTCACCTGGAATAATGCTGTACTTCTCTGCTAGTCCATGCCTGACTAGATACTCCCTGAGGGAGTCTGCAAAATCATAACAGACTCCATCAAGGTCAACTCCTACCTTCAAAGACCTTCCTCCTTACGCTCTTTTCGAATTCTTCTACGGTTCCATCATTGTGAATAAACCCGTCGAATTCGTAATGGTCTAGGGCAATCTCTGAAAGGTGGTTATTGGCAGGGCCAACACCTTCTCTTTCGATACGGTACATTCTACCACCACGGTCACGGATACCGATAGCCTCATTGGGGAATCGTACATCTGCAATAACGTATTTCTTGTTTTCAGAAAGGCTATCGAAAAGTGCGTCTACCCAAATATTATCACCGATAATCTTCCGGCCGCATTCAGTACCGAGAACTTGAAGTTGACGACGAATGTCATCTCCCCAAATCGTGCTCTTGTAACCATCCCAGCCCCATGTATCAATTACATGGCGAAGGTCTTCATTAAGGCCATTAGTAGCCCATACAGTCGGATTGAACTCATAGATGAATTCCCGCAATTTATCAGCGAAAGAGATACGAACAAAGCCGAGGCTCGAAAGAGCCTCGGCAGCCGTATCCTTACCTGACCTAGCGTATCCGCTTAGTCCAATAAGAATCATTAAATCTGATACCTCAAAACTAGGAACGCCTCTCGCATGAACAAAACGTCATTACGAGAAGAGTGGTCAGGCTCAGTGAACTTATATCCACGCTCGCTAAGCATCTCAAAAATCTGGTGCATGCTCGGCATGAAATCAAGATTCAACTTTGCCATGGCGTAAGACTGAACATCAAGCGTTCGATAGTGCGCCGTATAAAGATTGTTCTCTTCAAGGAAGCCTACATCAAACTTGGGGTTGCCAGCAACCATTGTCTGATTCTCTAGTGCCTTCTTGAAGGTTTCAATCTGCTCATCCGTAGCAGCAGGCTCAAGATAAACCCGGCGCTCGGAAAACTTTGTTAGGTCGTCAATAAAGGCCGGGACCTTCTTGACACCAAAGAAGAGCGTAACTGGCTCTCCTTCGTTTACAGCATAAGTGACCTCTACTAGCTTATCAGCCTTAGCGTCCAAGCCCGTAGTTTCACAGTCAACAAATACAAGCCTTCTATTACCCATTCCTCAACTTGTCCTTAATCTTAGTGGTGGACATTCCAGTTCGCCTATCTACATAGATAAGCATAATATCTTTTTCATCCAACCATTGCTTGGTGAAACCCATCTGACCATAATAATCACGACCAGCCCAGTCTGAACCAATTGCAACAACGTCAATTTCCTTGAAGTTTGAGTTCCAATCTTCAATTGTTTTCGTTGAGTTTTCTTCACCAATGTTTGGAATTACAAAGTCTACATATTTACATGAGTTTAGAATAACCTCACGTTCTCTATACGTCTGAATTGGTAGATTAACTTTAAATCTTTGAATAAATTCATCAGTATTTAGACTTACTACAACTGTTCCTGTGTAACCTGCCAATCTTCTACAGGCACGCAAGATTTCTACGTGACCTTCATGAAACAGGTCGAATGTCCCTCCTGTGTAAACGACGTTACTCATTAAGTCGTTCCACATCATTAGCTAGGAAGAGCTGAACATACTCATTAAATGCGCGCTCATCATTTTCCCAGACAGGTCCAGCGTTTGCTTCCGCGTAGGTCTGGTCATTTTCTGCCTTACCAGCATACGGGTGCAGATGCTCCATGTCAACATCTGGAAGATAGGTAAGAGTCCCAAGAGCCTCACCGAGCGTCTTCCAATAATTGTCTGCAAACAGGTGAATAAAAGTATCTGGCACCATATAACCCAAGATTCTAACGATTCGTGAGTCAAGGAATACACCTGTTGGCAGACCCTCGCCCTGGT